ACAACTTAGCAAATACCCTAGACATAGTTTTTATTTCAATGCTTGATATATATTTAGAACAAGCAAAGCTACTTCATCAGAACGAAAAGAAATGGAGAGGCACAACTGTAAGACAATATATTCCTGAAATTAATAAACTACGCAAAGAATATAACTTACAAACTATGCTTGATTATGGTTGCGGTAAAGCACAATACCATGATCCTAGTTGGAACGCAGTTAAGTATGATCCAGCCATACCTGAGTTTAGTGCCAAACCAACAGGACGATTTGATTTAGTTATTTCAACAGATGTATTAGAGCATATTCCTGAAGAAAATATGGACGATATAATTGCAGATATATTTAGCTATCAAGATAGATGGGTATTTGTTTCTGTGTGTTGTAGAGAAGCAAGAGAGATACTACCTAACGGAATGAACGCACACGCAACAGTAAAGCCTGAGGAGTGGTGGAAAGAAAAGTTTAACAAATATAAGAATTATAAATTAGTATTTACTGGTTAATGTTTGATCCATTTAGTTATATGCAAGATAAGGATTTACTTGTCATAGGTAATGCTGTCATAAAACAAGAACCTGATTATTCTAAGTACAACTGTATTGTTAGAATGAATCTTGGTATTAAAACAAAACCTTGTGATGTTTGGATTGATAACTTGGTTAATCAAGCACATGAATTTCTTGGCGATATACCTGACTTCAAAAACATCATTAGACTCAATGCTGAAAAAGACGGCAAAAGAATGGAACGATTACCTAAAGAATTAAAGCCTCATGCTTGGTTATGGAACTCTAATGAATATAGTTTTATGTGTAGAGAGTTAGGTTATTATAGACCTACTACTGGATTGATTTCAATCTATTGGATATTAAATAATATTAAGTTTAAATCTATGACCATAACTGGTTATGACTTTTTTAAAACACCAAATAGATATACAATGGAAACTCATGCAACATCAGGAACATATGTATATCCATCACATGATATTAGAAAAGACGAGTATTGGATTATGAAATGGGCTAAGCAAGGAAAGTATGCCATTATCTAATCCGCAAAAAGAAGTTATATCTTCCAACAAAAGATTTAGGGTTTTAATCACAGGTAGAAGATTTGGCAAAACACATCTTTGCATGATGGAGTTATTAAGAAAAGGTAGAGATAATCCTAATGGTAAAATCTTTTATGTAAGTCCTACTTACCGAATGTCTAAAGAGATCATGTGGAAGAATCTCAAGAAGGTAGTTAAGAAACTTAGGTGGGATAAATACATTAACGAAACAGAATTAACTATTGTCTTAAAAAACAACTGTCAGATTAGTTTAAAAGGTGCTGATAAATCTCCGGATAACTTACGAGGTGTTGGTCTTAACTTCCTTGTCTTAGATGAGTTTGCAGATATTCCACAAGAAGCATGGAACGAAGTATTACGACCTACTATTTCAGATAGGCATGTTCAAGGATCAGTATTATTTGTGGGTACTCCTAAAGGTGTAGGTAATTGGTCTTATGATATGTTTCAAAAAGGTAAATCAGGTGATCCTGAATGGCAATCATGGAAATATACAACAGTAGAAGGTGGTCAGGTTGAGGAACATGAGATTGAACAAGCTAAAAAAGATTTAGATGAGAGGTCATTCAAACAAGAATACTTAGCTAGTTTTGAAACTTATGCTGGTGTGGTTTATTATAACTTTGATAGAGAACAAAATGTTAAACCATGTAAGTATGATGAACAAGCAGTTATTCATGTAGGATTAGACTTTAACATTGATCCCATGTCAGGTTGTTTGTTTCATTTAAAGAATAATGTAGCTGAGTTCTTTGATGAGATAGTTATTTATTCTAGTAATACAGATGAATTTATTGAGGAATTACTTAGAAGATACCCTAAGAATAGAATCATAGTTTATCCTGATCCAGCTAGTAGGCAAAGAAAAACGAGTGCTGGTGGAAGAACTGATTTAACTATCTTGCAAAATGCCGGACTTAGTGTTAAATGTAAAAATACTCATGCTTTAGTCCGAGATCGGATCAACTCTGTTAATTCAAGATTGAAAAATTTTGATGGCAGAATAAATGTATTAATTGATCCTTCTTGCAAAAACCTTATAAATAGTTTAACGAAACAAATGTATAAAGAAGGTACAAATATACCTGAGAAGAATGGATACGATCATATGTCAGATGCACTAGGTTATGCACTAGAATATTTATTCCCTATCTCAAGTAATTTACCGCCTTCGCAACCTAAGAGATTTAGCTAATGGCATATTCAAGACAAGAAATTTTAAAACAACACGATCACTACTCAGCATTTTCAGAAAGATGGCAATATTTTATCCGTTCATTTCTTGGTGGAGAAGAATACAAACAAGGTAGGTACTTACAAGAATATAATCTTGAACTAGAGAATGAATTTTTTAAGAGATTACAATTCACACCATTGGATAACCATTGTAGAAATGTAGTTCATATCTATTCATCATTTTTATTTAGAGTAAAACCAGTAAGAGAATTGGGTAGATTAGAACAAGACAAGACTATCCCTATGTTTATAGATGATGCTGATTTAGAAGGCAGATCATATGAGGCATTGTTAAGAGAACTACAAACATACGCATCTATCTATGGGCATTGTTGGTTAATCATTGACAAGCCAAACTCTAATGCAAGAACTAGAGCAGAAGAATTACAACAAGAAATTAGACCTTATATTAATGTTTATACACCTGAGAATGTGATTGATTGGAATTACTCAAGAGCAAGTTCAGGTAAATATTATTTAGATTATTTAAAAGTTAGAGAATATTCTGACTCTAAAAAAGAAACATATCGTATTTGGTATTTAGATAGAATTGATACTGTTGAACTTTCTAAGATTGGTACAAGTGAGCCAAGATTAGTTGATTCACAACCTAATGCTATTGGTCAAATACCAGCAGTTATTTTATACAATCAAAGAAGTCCAATGAGAGCAATCGGTATATCTGACTTAACTGATATTGCTGATCTGCAAAGAGCAATCTACAATGAACTATCTGAGATTGAACAATTAATTAGATTATCTAACCACCCTAGCTTAGTTAAAACTAGAGATGTTGATGCTAGTGCTGGTGCTGGTGCGATTATAGAAATGCCTGATGGAATTGATCCATCTTTAAAACCTTACATCTTACAACCTAGCGGACAGAATTTAGATTCAGTATTAAAAACTATTTCTATGAAAGTAGATGCTATCAATAGATTATCTCATGTTGGGGCAGTTAGAAGTACAAGTGAAAGAGTAGTATCCGGTGTAGCTTTACGAACTGAGTTCCAATTACTTAATGCAAGACTAGCTGAGAAAGCTAACCTTATGCAATTAGCTGAAGAACAGATTTGGAGATTATATGCATTGTGGCAAGATAAAGTATTTGATGGCAAAATTATGTACCCTGATTCATTTGACCTTAGAGATTGGGCAACTGATTTAGAAGTATTACAACAAGCTAAAGCAAGTAATATTAAATCTGATACTTTTGTAAAAGAACTAGACAAACAAATAGCTAGAACAGTTATTGAAGATGATGATGTTCTTACAAAAATTGATGATGAGATAGATCAATCAACAACTAGACTTGGAGAGTTCCCAGTAACACCTATAACTACTCCAACAGTATAATATGGCTAAAGACCTACTGGAGAAACTAGGGGATTATAGACAAAACAGAGTTACAGATTTGTCAGATGCTCATGTAGAACGATTACAAAAATCTCTACAAGAATTAGAGAACTTAGTTATTATTGAAGCAAGTAAAATAAATCCCAAAAGAGGTAGTTTAAAATTAAGAACTACTATGGCTTTAGAGATTAGACCTAAATTAAAACAATACATTGAACAAACTTATCTAAATGCAATCCAACAAAATATAGCTGAGTATGATAATGCTTCTGCTTGGTTAATAGCAACCTTTAAAGAATATCCTATTCCTAAAAACTTTAAAGAGATTAACGAATTAGATTTAACTACTATTCAACAATTAAAACGAGGTGCTTACTTACCCTTTGAGGATTTAGGTAGTGAGTTTGTAAATGAATTAGCACAAGAAGTTTATAACTCTACTTTAACTGGCAAACCAACAGATCAAATGATTGCAGATTTAAGAGGTAAGATAAATGGTATCTATCAATCTAGTGATGACCAAGAAGCACAAGAATTAGTTGATTTTATTGCTAATAATCCTGACAAAACAGAACAAATTAAAACAGCAACAGAACGATTACAAACTATTTATGGTAGAGATAGATTGGGTAATAACTTTAGGAGATATGCTACACAAATGGTACAAGATTCATTAATGGGTTTTGATGGTCAATTTGCAAAGTATAGATCAGATCAATTAGGATTAACTCATTATAAATATACAGGAACTACTGTAAGAGATACTAGGGATTTTTGCAGAAGGAATGTAAATAGAGTATTTAGTGAAGAAGAAATTAGAGATATTTGGAGTTCGCAAACATGGCAAGGCAAAGCACAAGGCGATCCATTTGTTGTCAGAGGTGGTTATAACTGTCGTCATCATTGGCAACCAACCAATCCTGAGTGGTTAGACGAAGATGGAAACTACAAATTGGATTGACAAATTAGACAGTTAAACTTAAAGGAGTAACTATGGACGAGAAAAATAACTCGGTAGAGCAAACACAAGCTACTGAAAATAATGTGGACAACAAACCTCAAGTTTCTGAAGAAACTAAGAGTGCTGAATCTAAGGCTTTTACAGAAGATCAAGTTGAAGCAATAGTTCAAAGAAGATTAGAGAGATACAAAAAAACTGTATCATCTAAACTTGATGGACTAGATTTAGAAGAAGCTAAAAAACTTTTAGAAGAAAAGAAACAAAAGGAACAAGAACTCGCTTTACAAAGAGGCGAATTTGATAAAGTTTTAAAAGAAACAGTATCAAAGAAAGATAGTAGAATATCTGCTTTGGAATCTGAGTTACAGAAGATTAGGATTGACGAAACATTAGTTAATACTGCTTCTCAACTTAAAGCAATTAATCCTAATGAGGTTAAAGCCTTATTAAGAAATAATGTTAAGTTAAATGACTCAGGTAATGTTGAGGTAGTTTCTGAAAATGGAACTCCAAGATACAATGAAAAAGGCGAATTAATGAGTGTGAACGAATTAGTGGCTGAGTATCTAAATAACAATCCTCATCATTTGAGCGCTACTCCAAAAGGAAGTGGTAGTCAAAGTGGGATTGGTGGCAATACACTAAAGCCGTTTAATATAGCTAATTTGGATTTGTCAAAAGCTGAAGATCGTAAGATTTATGCTGAGTACAAAAAACAAAAAGAGCAAGGTGGGTTGAAGGCAAACTTAACAATAAACAACTAACCTAAAAGGACAAAACTATGGCAAACGAAACAACAAGTTCAACACTAAGTGAACTGTACACAGAGGTCATTCAAGAAGCGATATTTACATTTCAAGAAACTTCTGTAATGAAACCACTTGTAACTACTTACACAATAAGTGGACAAGGAAAACAAATAGCAGTACCAGTATATCCAGCAATTTCTGCGGCGGCAGTTAATGAAGGAACTGATTTATCAAATACTGCGGTTAACCCTACTGAAGCAACTATCACAGCTTCTGAAGTAGGAGTTATGACAACTTTAACTGACCTAGGTAGAGATTCTGCATCTAGAAATGTAGCTTCTGACATTGGTAAGTTATTTGGAGAAGCAATCGCTAAGAAAGTTGATTCTGACTTAGTAGCATTATTTAGTTCATTCTCTAGCAACATTGGTTCTGCTGGAACTGAATTAACTGCTGACTTGCTATTCAAAGCACAAGCTACTTTAAGAGCATTGAATGTACCAGCACCTTACTATGGTGTATTCAATCCTAAAGCAGTTTTCAATTTAAAGAAAACATTAACTCAAGCTGGTTACAACACATCTGCAAGTTCTCTTTCTGACATCGGAAACGAAGCATTAAGAAACGGATATGTTGGCAGAATCGCTGGTATTGATGTATTTGAAAATGCTAACATTTCTATTGACCAATATGATGATTCTATCGGCGGAGTATTCCACCCAGTATCATTAGGTCTAGCTATGAAAGCTGATTTCAAAATTGAAACTCAGAGAGATGCTTCTTTAAGAGGTACTGAAATTGTAGCTACTGTAACTTACGGATCAGGTGTAGTTAAATCTAACTACGGAGTTGCTATTACTACTGACTCTGCATTTTAATTAATGCTAATAATGGTGGGGAGTAAAATCCCCACCTACTAAAAGGATTTAACATGGCAAATTTTTCTACTGATTCAGATTTACAATTCTACCAACCAGATATTTTAGAATTTGGTATAGCTAGTTTTACATCACCAAAAGATTATCACGCACAAGCAAGACTTGATATTGAAAGAGATTTAAGAATTAAATGGTTTCCAGTTTATCAAAGAAACATACAAGAAGATATTTCTGTATTAGATTCTATTGAGATGGACGGAACTAAACTAACAGATGCTCAATGGAAAAGGTGTTCAGTTTATAAAGTGATTGCTGATTATGCTTGTCCTATTTTAACTAAATTTAATAGTGCAGATAACTTAGATAGATTTCAAGTGATGATGAATCATTATAGAGTTTTATATGAAAAAGAATTTACTGATGTATTAAGAGATGGTGTTGAATATGATGATGATAATTCAGGCACAGTAACTAACTCAGAGAAAGAAGCCTATCACAGATTACGATTGGTAAGATGAAGATAACTCCAACTGTTGATGATCGTAAATTACAGCAAAAGATTGATCAACAAATAAGAGAACAGCCTAGACAAATTCAGAAAGTATTAGGAAGAACTGCTGAATTTCTTATGGGTTTAATTAAAAACAGAACACAAAAAGGTAAGAACGCAGATGGTGGTAGCTTTGCATCTTATAGACCTGAATATAAAGCATTTAGACGAGAAAGAGGTAGGCAAGTTAATTTCCCTGACCTAAACTTCTCTGGTCAAATGTTATCTAATATGACTCAGAAATCTGATAGTACAAAAGCTATTCTATTCTTTGCTAATAAATTCCAAGCTATGAAAGCATTAGGCAATCAAAAGAAAAGACCATTTTTCTTAATTGGAGATAGAGAAACAACTACATTAATCAATTTCTTTGCAAAAGAATTTAAAAAGGTTAATAAACTGATATGAGCAAAAGAGAGAATATAGCAAGTAACATTGTATCTGTATTAACAGCAGTATCTTCACCTATTACATTAAAGAAAATTACTAGAGAACCATTTTCTGTTGATGAATTATCTGAACAACAATATCCAGCTATCTTTATTCAATCAGGTAATGAATTAAGAACTGATGAAACTATGACTTCAAGCACAGTAACAAGACAAGCTAGTGCTGATTTTGTTATTGTAGGATTTGTGAAGGGAAGCGATACTAATATAGATACAAAACGCAACCAACTTATTTCCACCATTGAAACTGCACTAGAATCTGATAGAAGCAGAGGTGGATACGCAAAGAGAACTGAAATCGTAGAAGTTTCTACTGATGAAGGTACTTTGTTTCCAATCGGTGGTATCCGAGTAGTGGTACGAGTCATGTACCAATATACTGCTGGAACACCTTAACAACTAACAACGGAGAAACCAAATGGCAACACATACAGGCTCAGAAGGTACTATCAAAATTGGGAATGATACTTTAGGAGAACTAAGATCATTTTCATTAGAGAGTACTGCTGAAACTATTGAAGATACTTCAATGGGAGATACAAATAGAACTTACAAAGTAGGGCTTAAAGCATTTACTGGTACTGCTTCTATTTTCTTTGATGAAACTGATACAGCACAAGGAAACTTAGATGCTGGTGCAGAAATAACTTTAAATGTATATCCTGAAGGTGCTTCAAGTGGCGATACTTACTACACAGGTAGTGCAATCGTTAC